CATTAATTTCTGTTACTCAAAAGCTAATGAGTGATCCTGCATTCATGAATCAGGGGGAAAAGGTTAAAGCTAAAATGCTTAAAACGCAATTTAATAGGTATTCTACATATCAAGCAAAGCGATTAGTAAGGACAGAAGCCACAAATGCTGCTAATTATGCCACCATTGTTTCTGCTCAAAGTGTATTTGATGGCAGGGATCTAATGAAAACATGGCACACATCAATAGATGGCAGAGAGAGGGCAAGCCATGGCGCAGCCAATGGGCAAACGGTACCTAATTCCGGTAAATTTTCTGTGCAAGGTCAATTCCTTAAATGGGCAGGGGATCCGGCAGGATCAGCAAGTAATGTAATCAATTGTAGATGTGGTGTTAGTGTATTTCCAAAACCTAATGCCCAAACTACAGGGGAAAACATTACAGATATTGGATTTGGAGTTGCACAGGCACAGGTACAAAGTGCCATAACAGAGGCATTAATTACACCGGAAGTTGCCACAACAATTGCAGTGGAGGCACAACAAGTTAATTTACAATCACAAAAAGAATTAATGAGGCCAGATAATTGGGATGAATTTGCGCCTAAATCAGTTAATTTAAATGATGATTATTTATCTTTGTTAACTAAAAAACCAATATTAACTAATTCTACAGTTAGTGATGCAAATTTATTTACAGCTAATATTAGAATACAAAAATCAAGATTTACAGACAAAAGTATAGGTAGAGTTTTAGCGCATGAAATAGGCCATGTAATTCATTACCAACAAAAATGGGTTACATATACAGAAATTGATCCATTAATTAAATCATTAATGGATAAACAAGCAAAAAGATTTGGAATGTCTTTGCGTGGAGATGCAAGAAGGCAATTAATTTATGAAACAAATAAAAAAATAAACAGTTCATATAATTTTAGAAATAAATTTCCAGAATTAAATGACAAAGAATTTAGTGAATTAATTGGTGGAATGGCTGATTATTTTGGCGCATTAACTAAAAATAGTATAGGATTTGGGCATCAAGATAAATATTATAAAGGGATATACGGCAAAAATTTTCAAGCATTTGAAATAATGGCCCATGCTTTTGAAAATAAATATGTTACAAATCCTTTATTTGAATTAATGTTCCCTGTAGAATACCAAGAATCAATACAATTACTTGATGAATTAATTTTAAATATAAAATAATGGAAGAACTTTTTAAATTAGTTGAAGAATATATGGTTTTACATCCAAATGCTGAAAGTCCATTAAATTATTTTAATGCTTTAGGATTAGATGAATTGTTAGAAGCCTTAAAAAATGCTAATGGAAAAGTAATTAATTTAATTGATGATGATAAATATGGTTATGTAGATGGTGGCAGATTAGCATAATTAAATTTTAACTTTTGATTTTTGATTAACTATTTAACTAATTTTGAGAAAAAGTAAAACGATATGATTTTCAAACAAACATCCATAGGATTAGAGGATATTGATGAATCAAACGGTATTGTTAAAGGCTATGGATCAGTGTTTAATAATATAGATTCAGACAATGACATTATTTTAGCCGGTGCATACACCAAGACATTAAATGAAAACGGTTCCAGAGTGCGTTATTGCAATCAGCACCGTATTGATCAGCCATTAGGAAAGTTTACAGAATTGCGTGAGGATGGAAATGGTTTATATTTTGTCGCTAAAATACCTATGACAAGAATGGGCCAAGATATTTTGTTATTGATGAAAAATGGGGTGATCAATGAGAACTCTGTGGGTATTATGCCAATAGTAAAATCATTTAGACAGGATGGGGTGCGTGAATTGAAAGAAGTAAAGCTATATGAGATTTCATGCGTTACATTAGCAGCAAATCCATTAGCAATGATTACAGATGCCAAGGGAATGATCGATCAGGATCTATTAGGAAAGCGATTTGATATTTTGGCTAAAATGATCAAAAAAGAAAATGTATCTGATGAACTTGGATACGCAATTGAAGGTGAATTGATGAAATTGAAATCATTATTTATTGACATTACCACAGTGCCGGCACCAGATGCCACATTGCCGGTAGATAAAAGTGAGGACATTTCCGAAATATTTAATTATTTAAAAACAAGTATAAAAAAATAAAACTATGTCAGAGGATATAAAAAAACAATTGGATGAATTAAATTCAGCCATTGACTCAAGAATTGAGAAAGCTGAAGGCCAAGCCGTTGCAAGTGCAACAGGAAAAGCCGATGAGTTATTGAAAAGTGAAATCAGAAATTTAGAAACTAAATTTACTGAAATTCATTCACGCATTGATGCGCAGGAAATTGCTGCTAAAAAGACAGCAAGTGGCGCTACAGTGAAATCATTTAAGCAAGGTTTGTTAGAAGGAATCAGCAAAGGTGCTTTAGAAGGTATGATTAATGGTAAAAGTCGTTCAGCTGCATTTGAAATCAAAGCAGGTGATATGACTGTAGCTAACAATTTTACAGGTGAGGTTATTCCTGCTCAATATGTTGCAGGTATTAAGTTTGATCCTACAAGAGCAGTCCATGTGCGCCAATTGTTAGCACAGGGATCTACACAATCAGAGGTGGTACGTTTCGTGCGTGAAACTGCTTATGATAATGGTGCAGCGCCAATCGCACAAGGTGGATTATATCCAGAATCAGATTTCGATTTGACAGCAGAGGATGCAAACGTAAGAAAAATTGGTACTTATTTCCGTATTTCAGAGGAAATGTTAGCTGATACAGCACAATTGACATCATATTTATCAGCGCGCGCGCCAGAGAAATTATTGACAGTTGAGGATACACAATTGCTTTATGGTAATGGATCAGGTCAAAATATTGAGGGTATTAATTCAATTGCTACAGCATTTGCAGCAGGTTCATTCGCAGATACTATTACAGCTGCCAATCAATTTGATGTTTTAACAGTTGCAATCAATCAATTAGCTTTGGTTAATTACACAGCTGATTATATCATGCTTTCACCAACAGATTTTACTAAAATCTTATTATTGAAAGCCACTACAAATGAGTACTTGAAAGATCAAGTATATCAAGGTTTAACACCAAGTTTTTTAGGGGTACCTGTAGTAGTTAATACTGCTGTTACTGCCGGAACTTATTTGGTTGGTAACTTTGCTTTAGGAACTCAAATGTGGGTGCGTGAGAATCTTGCATTAGAATTCTTTAGAGAGGATGGAATTAACGTTCGTGAAGGATTTGTAACAGTTCGTTTAACAGAAAGAATTGCATTAACTAACTATGCGCCATTGGCCTTTGTTGGTGGTACATTCTCTACTGATATTGCTGCAATTGGTGTTTAGTCAATTGTAAAATCCAAATAGAATAATGGCACCTGAATTTCGGGTGCCATTTTCTTTTATATTTGTTCAAAAAATAAAACAATATGGGCAAAATAACAATGCTAAAAAATGTCAATGATGGTATAAACTATTATAAGGCATACGGTATTTTTGATGTTTCATCCGAGGTTGAAAAATTGTTTATATCAAAAGGATGGGCCATTAAATCATCCAAGAAAGTAGAAGAAATAGTAGAAGAAGAAATAGAAGAAATAATAAATCCGGTTATTGATGAAGAATCTTTAGAGATAACCGAAAACATAGATTAACATGGCACAAATTAAGATAATAAAGACTGTTTTAAATGGAGGCACTATGCACATTGCAGGTGAATCCTATTATTTACCAAAGGATCTTGAAAAATATTATTTAGAAAAGAAAATTGGTGTAATGGTGGAGGCAGAAACAAAGGAAATTAAAGTGGCCGAAGTTGAAACCAAAGAAGAAAAAATAGTTTACGAAACAAAAGCTATAAGCAAAAAGAAAAATGCGCCAAATAAAAATAAATAGCACTACAGGATCAGAAATTATTACTGTTAATGATGTTAAAAACTTTGTTAGGATTGATACATCTGCTGATGATGCGCTGATTGGAACTATGATCACAGCTGCAAGAATAGCAGCCGAAAATTATATGTCCAGAGATATAGTCGCAAAGACAAGAACATATTATTTGCCATCAGTACGTTTTGATTTGTTAATTGATGTGCCATTTGGCCCAATAGCATCAATCCAAAGTGTTACAGGCACCGTAGATAATACGGCATTGACATATAATGTATTTGGTTTAGATGATAAGATCGTAGAATTAATAGGTGATGCAGTTAATATTAAGATAAATTACACTACAGCCGGCATGAATGATGGCCTATTAAAGCAGGCATTGTTAATGATGGTAAGTACTTATTATGATAATAGAACTGATTATGTAACAGGAACCATTGTGCAGGATGTACCATCATCGGCACAAAGTATTTTAAATGGGTATAAAGCAATGTTTGTATAATGGCATTAACATCAGGTGATCTAAAGCAAAGAATTATAGTTAGCAGATTGACAAAAACTGCTGATGGTTATGGTGGGTGGACATCTACCACAGCTGTGATTGGAACATATTGGTGTAGAGTTTTGGAAACATCTGGGGATATATCTGCAAAGAATGGGATCAGATCACTTGAAACAAAAATTGAGATCATGATTAGAAGGCCAACAGCTGATCTAATTCAGAATCAAGATATATTACAGGTAGAAGGAAATGCAAGTACATACCGGATTAATTCTGGATACCAAACCATTGAAAATTTTTGGGTTAAAATAACAGCTACCAAGATTGAGGGGTAATGGCAAAAAAGGATGGCATAAC